TTGGTCCCTTTAGGACCTCCCGTAAATATAAACGGGGTAAAATGTATTTGTGGTTTATTTTGTATACATGCAATTCTCATTTCTTGTTCAATCGCGCCACCAATACCCGTAGCATCAATAACAAGCCTACTAGCACCAAAGTCTCTACAATTAGCAAGTATACGGCTACGTTGGTACGGAATATCGTGTCCTCCAGATTTTGGGCTAATCTCCTCAATATTGACAAGACGTGCAATATTACCTTCAGCAGACTTTTCGGTACTCCAAACACTAATAACAGTGCTATTAACGGATTTACCGATATCCACACCCACACAACAATTATGAACTTTTGTTCCGCGTTCGACAAATGAATAGGGTTCTTTACAGGCTTTAATGTGGTCGGGATTGAAGATTTGTGAGACTGATTCGATGAACTCGCACTCATATTCTGTCCTCCAATATATTGATTCTTCCCCCCATTCCATCATTTTCGTTAACATATCATTTTCTGTATATGGGGCAGAGTAAGCTCTTCCCGGATTTACAGCATCTCTCCATGTAAACACTAATTGCTCAAAACTATCTTCATATGCTTCGTCATAAAGATAGCGAAACATGTGGTTTACTTTACTCTTAGGGGTGCCTAAGTTAATAAAGGGAGCTCTATTCGATACAATACATGGCTCTACATTATCTATAAAAAGTTTATCATCTATAAGTGGACTCTCATCTACTACTAAGAAAGTAGGATGCTGACCTCTAATAGCTTGACCTTGATTTGAAGCTGCGATAGGAGCTCTACGAAGCACAGTACCACCCTTCATTGTGATATTAGGCTTGTTGTGATGTCTGAAATGGTCAATTAAGCCCATTAAAAAATCATTATCTGCAAAATGTCTATAACAATAGTTAAAGATAAGTGAAGCTTGGTCCTCTGATGGAGCCAAGACAAATACTAAATCTCTAAATCTCTTAAAGAACATGTAGATTACACAAGCTACCGAGAGAGCATAGGATTTACCTGAGCCTCGTGGAGCCAATATAGCAAGTTTACGATGTTTAGTTGCATCCAAATCAGGATAAGTCAAACATTTCATTACTATTTGTTCTTGTAGGGGTCTTAACTTTAAAGGCCTACGGTGTTGGTCAATTAAATATGATTCACAAAAGGCCCTAATAAGTAGGGTCATTTTCTTTTCGTCTATTCTACAAGATTCAAAAACCACTTCTAATGCTCTAGTATCGTGAGCTAATTTACCACTAATCGCTGCGTTCAGTATCTTCTGTTCGTTTTTCACTGGTGTCGTCATCTAAATCTCCTAGAAATTGCATAAAGTTTTCAGTATTCTGTTCTGTTACAGTAGGTACCTCAATATTAAGAGCACGGAACTCTGTATGAATATCTCTAACTATAGAGTTTCTCTGTCTTAATAACTCTGTTCGTAGCTGAATGTCTCTAATATTTAGAGTAACTTCTTCCCAAAGTACATTTTCAAGCCACAGATTGCGTGCAAGCAAGCGGACAAGCTCTTTATGTCTAGCATATTCAGCCTCTCCTACTCGCTCGCGAAGTCGCGCCTCGTATTCCTCAACTTCCATTAATTGGTTTCGTCGAGGGCTGCCTTAACTTTAGACTTAACTAATGCTGCTAGTTCGTCGTCTTTTTCATCCCAAGCTGTAAGTAATACATTCTTGAGTAATGAATCTTTGACGTGTTTTTGTGCAGTTGCATCAAGTTTTTCAAAGGCTTTCATCTGGACCTTATTTAGATTTTTATCTAATAGACCCATTAATTCAGCTTCATTATTCTTTAAATACTTAAAAAGTAATGCCTTAACTGCTGGTACAGTATAAGCAGCGTATGCGCCTAAACCTAATACTAATGCAGCTAATCCAGCTAATAACGGTTCATTCATTAGAGTATCTAATAATCCTGATTCGTCTACAGCGTCAATAATTGCAGTCATGTTTCCATCATCTACAGTTTCATTTGCTGCGGTCTCGTTGTTTGTTTCGTTTGCCATGGTTTTCACCTATCCCTTATAGGATGTGCCCCTATATAAAGCTTTCGTTTGTGTGGCCCCATAAGACGCTAATTGCGTAAGTTCCTATGAGTTCGTGGTCTGTTAGGAGCCACATTATACTATAGGAAGTGCTGCTATATAAAGCTTGTGTCTAAACTAGCTACTTTTTACCTTTAAGTTCTGGTAAACCATGTTCATTGGATTGCTCCTTCTGTTCAATTAGATGCATTTGCTGTTGATGTTTACTTTCTACATCATGTAATTGCTTCTGATGTGCCATATTCATATCAATAACTGCTTGTGCTTTCGTTTTATAGAATTCAGCTTTCGATACTTGTTCAGTTTTCCATACGTCTAATGCGTCTTTAATTATAAGTAGGGCTGGCCCACCTAAGATTGCTATTAAGGTTGTGTATGATTCAATATCTCCCAATACTGCTGGCGTTCTTATGCCTGACCATATAACATATCCTGCAAATAAAGTCCATGCAAGAACTAAGGGTACTGCTATTAAGAACATAAAAACGTCATTAAACGTTGTATCATCTTTCTGCATACCACTATCTTTGTTTGTTTTTCCCATTTTCTTTTCCTCCTTTATCATTTTTGGTTTTCTCTTCGGTAGAGATGGTAATCTTATCTTCGGCATTCTTATATTCACTACTTTCTTCAGAAATTTTAAAGTGATTAATATCATCATTGATGCTACTCCGAATATTATTACGGCGGCTAGGAATTCTAGAGTAGTTATCAGTAGGTCTGTCGATTGTGTCATTATTCGTCATCTTTCTCCCCTATACTTTCCAGTAATTTTCTATATCGTTTCATACCTCTAACCTCATCCCATTTTCCTCACTATACTCGCCATCATAAGGTGGCCAGTTAGTAAAGTAAGCATACCATTCGTAATCTCCTGTATTGTTCCAATCTACTTGGACGCCAACATAAAAGAAATAAACTCCTTCATAAGGGTCTGTAAACGTATCTTCTGTGGAATTAGCGTATAATGTGTGTTCATTACCTTCCCACCCTGATACTTCAAAATAATAATCTCCATAAGTGTAATTATCATAAGAATAATAGTCAAAGGTTCCATTTTCCTTAAATATAGGTTCAACGTGTGATATATCATATAAAACTAATACGTTTAGTGGTTCTTGATGGTCTTCACAATTAGTATCCATATCAATCCATATATCTAGATTGTTTGGTGAAAGTCTACCCCAACTAATATTTCTTTCTACTTGTGTATTATTTTCTGCTGTTACATATGCTGTTTCTTGGTTGTTTAATCCGTCCCACAACACTAACTGTGTGTGGTTACAGTGGTTTTCTTCGTTTTCATAGTCACAGGAATCGTCATCATCAGTAGCCCTATCATTATAGTTGTTCGCGTCTATATCCATACAGCCATACACTTTTTCATCAGTGGTAGTTTCATTGTTGGTGTCATTTCCACCTTGGTGTAAAATGTTACATCTTCCATTGTCGTGCGTCGCTTGGGGGTCGTAATTGACTGCTTGAGAGTCCATACAACCATAAACTATCACAACAAAGTTACAAGTTCCATCGTCAAACGTGGCTTGTGGGTTATAATTAGTAGCATTATCTTCTAAACATCCCCCGATAGGGCCAATATCTTCTTCACCATTCAAGAAGTCACTGATAATAGACATATTAGCTCCTCCACTTAAGAGTGCTAACATAATGACTGTTAGTATTGTACCTAACTTCTTACCGACTTGGGTTTCCCCAATTTTATCTCCTGCCTTTCCTATAGTTTCGAACAGGCCTTCTTCTTCTTCTTCTGGTTTTTTGGAGCCTCCTATGCCTAGGATTTCGCGTTCCTCTTCAGAAATCACGTTTATGGCTCCATAATCATCGTCGCGCGCCATGCTATACTCGTAGCATCAAATAGTATATAAAGCTTTCGCTGAATATAAGGTTCCCTGAAGGATATAAATCAATATCATATCCTTACTAGAGAACTCAAACGGGACAATATCAGTCATTCCATATGGTTGTGGGTTTGTTAGGGGTTTCGTCTACCTTACCTTTAATCATACCCTCTTCTTCTGGGACACTAGTGTGTGCAAGGAAATCTTCTTCTGATAACAATGCATTCTCACTCTTCACAGTAGATTTTTTATATGTACCACCCTTAGGTTTCCATTTAGGTATCTGTACGTCACATGTTCCACCATTTCCCTTGTAAAATGAACACCATTTACACAAGTTCTGTGGTACTTGTTCGTAGTTTTCCTCAACTTCCATCTTTTCTTTCAAACAATCATGTACCATTTTGATTAATTCCTTGGCCTCGTCTAATACTCCTTGGTTAACTCGGACATAAAAGGTGTCATCGAAGCGTAAATAACTAACTCCTACGAAGTTTGGCATCTCTCCCATCTCTAAAGTGTATAAAAATGCGTAAATTATAAGCTGTCTGTAGTAATCCTCTGGTAAATATGGTCCATATCGCTTAGATGTTTTGTAATCCAACAGAGTTGTACCACCATCAAAGTCATTACAGACAGCATCCACTATACCTATAATGGCGTAATCGTGTGATTTTACCCATTTTTCAGCGTATTTTGGAGCAACACAGTTCCATGCTTGCCATTTTGACTTGTATATCTTCCATTCTACCATCTCATTCAGCTTTTTATTAACTGAAGCTACGAAATTTTGTAATATCTCCCCTGTTTCCACCTTCATGTTTGCCATTTCTAAATCAGTATGTAATTCCCAGAGCCATTTTTTACTGTCTATATCATTAGACCAACGTGTTTCAAACTGTTCTTGCATCCAAGCAGAAGGGTCTCCATCTTCCCATGCCTTAAAAGATTTAAATTGTTTCTTAAACAAGTCTTCTAATACTGCATGAACAAGAGAACCACGGAATAGGTGTATTGTTTTCTTTTCTGGAATCTTAGCAATATACTTGTAGTAAAACTCACGAGGGCACTTCATATAGGTATTTATTTTAGAGGGAGACAAACGCATAAAGGATGGTTCCCATTTCTCCACTATTTTTTCAGTCATGTTTTAATCCCTCACTAAAACTTACGCCGGGATGTCCAAAGGACCAAGTTGTTTTGACGTTGTACTGCTTGCCACACTCAACGCACATCATACCGTAGGTAGTTACGCTTGAACATTGGCAAAACTGGTCTTCAAGGCGCTTATCAGGCTCTATTTCATCTTCGACATCTGCTAAGTAGGCAGCATAAGAGCGTCCATGAAAGCCATCAGGCTCTGTTGTGCGTTCACTGTCTATGCAGAGAGTGGCTTCGGGGAACTCTTTGAGTATAGCTCGTAATGCTTCAATTTTTCGAACTGCATCGAAGGCCTCCCTTTGTATTTTTTGGGCTGTATCGTTATCCATATTTGTTCACTATTACCCAAAGTACAAATGGCTATATAAAGGTTTGCGTTAATTGTGACCCCCCTATCTATATATAGCTATAAGAAGATAAGAAGAGCTTGCTTAATAGAGCCTTTTGCTTAGTAGAGCTTTGATTAGTAGAGCCTAATAGCTATACTAAGAAAGGTATACTAGTCACTGTCTTAAAACAGGTGCTATACAATGCAAGTGTTTTGTATCAGTGTTGAAGCTTCAGAAATGACTTTCAAAAAATAGCTCGATTTGTTTAAACCCCTACCTAAGCCCCTGACAGTAAGCGC